CAGTGTCTTTAAACTGACAGCCAGCCTTAATCATCTCAACCTTTACTTCATCTGCTCCCTTACCATCTGCTACTGCTGCGTCAAATGCTGCACGAATTGCTTCACTCATGTTTTGTACTCCAAAAAATTAGTTAAAAAGGATCTGATATATTATCAGATCTATGGCGTATTATACTATACTTTCACATAAAATAATACTATTTTCTACTTTATATCGGGTTAATATAGATTAAAATTTTCTATACCCGTATAACTAAAACTCATAGTCGTCAATCTGAGGATACTTGCCTCTCTGATTTACTTTTATCCGCTTTGGTACTTTTATTTTTCCACTTTGTTCAAATGCCTCCTTTGTTGTTGTTACTTCCAAACCTCTAAACTTCAACCAATGCCTTCCCATATGTCCAGCATATCCTGGGTGCTCAGGGTTCACCCATTCTTTAAAAAATGTTAGTCCACATTGATAAGTCACCAATAAAGAGTCTGGCCTATTTGGTTTTGATGATATATGGTATTGTATATTTTTAATTATAAACCATCTTGAATCATCAGTTACAGCACTCTTGCCTGATGCATTATTCAAGCCATGTTTAAACTCAAATTCATGATCACAAAACTCACATATCCGGACTGCTGGGTGATGTATAGTATTACAAACAGGGCATCTCTTTGTTATTGGATCACCACCCTTGCCTTTCCTCTTTTCTCTAACATCAACACAATCAATCGGGCCAAGCCTATCTATGTTTCCTCCAAAATCCATAACTAGACAATGCGGCTTATTTGGTGCAATACGCAAGCCTCTACCAATCATTTGAACATGCAACACTGGAGACTTTGTTGGCCTTAGCAGGACAATAAGATCAATTTCTGGATCATCAAATCCTGTAGTCAAGACATTAACATTGACCATAGCCTTATACTTTCCAGCCTTATACTTTCGGATAATTGCATCACGGTCATCATCCATTTTTGAATGAACAACTTGTGTCATTATATTATTCCGAATTAGTGTTTCTGCAATGTGTTCTGCATGATCAATGTCAATTGCAAATATCAACCACTTCTTATAGTCTGCTCCATGTTTAATAACCTCAGCAATAGCAGCATCTGTGATTGGTTGCCTATCAAACTTGTGAGATAAATCTGTTATTTTAAAATCACCATTCTGTGTGCGAATATCTCTATCTGTTTTTAACTCAATCTCAGTACCAATTGATTTCAGTTTTGATAAATATCCATCTGAGGTCAATTTCTTAAAGTTTTCTGATGATGTTAAGTCATATGATAAATCATCAAACAGACGGTCTTTACCATAAATATATCCACCACCAAGCCTATATGGTGTTGCAGTCAACCCAATATATCTAGCTCTTCCAATACCATTAAAGAAAGTCCGGTACATTCCACTACCAGACAATGGAATTGTATGAGCTTCATCAATTATTACTAATCCATAATCTTTAAACTCATCTGATTTTCTATAGATTGATTGAATACCAGCCACAGTCACCTGTTGTCTATCTTTAACCCCGAGTCCTGATGAATATAATCCAACTGTTATATTTGGTAGCAACTTTGTGATTGCTTTTGCATTCTGATCAACAATCTCTTTTACATGTGAGATAATCAAGATATGTGTATTCGGCCATTTCAACAATGTTTTCTCAATAATCATAGCAATGATAATTGATTTTCCAGAGCCAGTAGGTGCACCAATAACAGGATGTTTATCAGGGTTATCTATGAGATACCTGAATGTTGCTGCAACTGCTTTGCTTTGATATGGCCTTGGCTTAATCATAGTCTATACATACCCTTTCTGCGCTCATTGTCAGAGCGACAAGGTGTACAAATATTATTCCTAAGTGACTCTGACCAGATACAACATTGATCACAAATACCAGTAGAAAGTGGTGGTAGTGTTCCCCTAGCTGCTTCAATACAACGCTCAAGATCAGCTTCTTGCTGTGTTAGACTAACATCAATTTCATCAGGCATTATTGTACTCCAAACATTCCATCCAAAACATATTCATCACATCCATTTAATTGCTCATCATAAGATAAATTGTCACTATCAATATGAGAGCATCCCCATTTACCATCACCTTCAAGTGTAACAAAACAGCAAGTTCTGCAAGTCTTTCTTGGTTTTGCATTATAATGGCACACCTGCCTTGCATCGCAATATTTACATGCATGCCATGTTTTGCCTCCTATTTTTTCTGGAAGCTCATCCATAAGAGGGATTGTGTTTGCAACATCTTCAAGCCGATTATATTCATCAGCATCAAAGTCAATAATCTTATATGACCGATTTTCATCATTCTTATTTGCAACTACATAAAGAGTCCTTTCTAAGCCTAACTTCCCCATATATGACATAATTTGGCCGTAGTAAACAGGATTAGTTGATTGCAATCCATTCTTGATATACTCTTTAAACCTTTTATCATTCATAGTCTTTGCTTCAAACAACAGCACCTCTATTTCATATCCTGGAACTCCAAGCAACTTCCCATCAATATGACCTTTAGCATAACCATGCCCACCAACTACTTCTAATTGATCATCAAAAAGAGTTATGCCAACTCTTTTAAAATCATCTGCAAGCACAGTCTCTTCATAGTCACCCCGTTTAAAGATGCGCTCCACTCTTCTTTCATATGAGCTTATAAAAGCCCAATGCAGACTATACTTTAATGATCTTGCACAAGCAGATGCCATTCCAGAATAACCAAGGTATGATCTTGGCCTATGTTTTACAATCTTATCACCTTCAATTAACAACTGAATTAGATCACGCTTTGGTAGTATTGCCATATTACTCCTTGTTTAAAATAATTTATTGTATATAATTAAAAAGCACTTTCCATTTTTATTGCCTGATATCCTAGAATTTGGCAAGGCCCGTAGTAGTTCAAGTGGTGATCAGTCCACTCAGTTAGTCCGTTTACCAGTAATGCTTGATATAATCATTCTTACTGCAACCTTGGAAAGTGCTTATCAATTAGTACCCCTGTTGCTTCTTCGGTAGGGGTCACACCGCCTTTATGCTTTATGCCAATCCTCTCATTTTTGTTATAATATTAGAACACCTTTGAATATCTGGCCAAGTTGATTGTGCTTTCATTTCTAGTATTTCATCAGTATTACCTTTATGATAGCAGTCAACCGTATCAACAATATCTACCATTAGATTATTCGCTTCATCAATTAAAGCATGCAATCTTTCCAATCTACCACTAAGCTCAATTGCCAATGAGTTTGTATCATTAGCCTGTGCTTCCCTAACTAATTCATAGTCACTATATGTTCTGTAATTCATGATTCCACCTATAAAATAGTGCCCCTGTTGCTTCTTCGGTAGGGGCAACACCGCCTTTATGCTTTATGCAAATGGGCTGCCACTATCAGACTCTGGCATATCATCTTCACGATAATACCGCTTGACTTCATTAGATGCTGGCCATTTGGAAGTTGCCTCACGGATAACAACCTTAATCCCGAGTGGGATGTTGTGAAGATCCTCAGAATCCTCAAGCTCACCTTCATAACCAACAGCATTACAAATCGACTTCAGCTCAGAATTAGCAATCTTCACTGCATCACTTGATTTATTTACAAGATTCAAATTTGTGAAAACAAACCTCTTTGCATAATCACCCTCAATGATCTTAAACTGTACCATAAGGTATTTCCCAGTTCCATCTTTTGTATCCTTCATCTGAGTCTTGATAATCTCAGCAAGGTACACACCAGCAGGAATCGGGTCAAACCCAGATGATGCTTCATGGTCATCAGTTACAAATACGGAAGGAAGTTGTGCCATAATATTTCTCCAATATGTTTAATTACTTCATTTGTTTATGTGAATATCTTTCATTGTTTAAAGCATTTTAACCTGTCATTCTATTATCTCCTATAAATTCAAAAGTGTTGATTCATTCAAATATTTTGAACCAAGATGCATCAGAAGCATTAGAATCAAACACACCAATTGATGTTTCTGTTATCAAATTCAAAGCAGTTGCAGGATGTGTTGCAACAACACCATCAAATTGAAACCTATCTTCTGCAATATACTCAGCTTCTTCAACACTAGAAAGCTCTGCAAAATGATCATACCATCTGTTCATAACCCATTCCCAACTAACTGTAAATGGATCACAATCACAATCACCAACCCATACAAGATTGATATTTGCATTCTTTGCTAAAATATACTCTTCCTTGCTGAACCTTTTATTAGCAATATAAGCATAAATTTCCACTATGATGTGCCCCGAATTTTATCAAATATTTTGCTTAAATCAGGCTCTTCTAATTCACTGAGCATTCCAGACCTATCTTTTGCTGTATATTTCCGTGTGGCTTTTGTAGCTAACATCCGATTGCCTTTTCTGTCTATATCCATATAGAAAACCTGATCGGTTAAATATGGCAGTTGAAATTTAATCACTTGGCCTGGTGCATATGGCTCAATACTTGATGAACCAGATTCCTCATCAACCATATGCTTTGCTTTAGCAATAAATACAACATTTTTGTTAGGAATATCACGAAAATTACGAATAAGATTGGTAACAGAACTAGCAAGCTGCATATATGCCTGACGCCCATCTTTACTTTCTTTTTTGAATTCATTTAAAACTGTTTCTGCAATTTCCGATAATGAGTCAATGCAAATAGTTTCATAATCATCATTGTTTTTTAAAAACTCAAAGGATGCACCAATCTCTTCAATTGTACATATATCAATATATGGAATATCAACCTTGCTCAATGACAGAAGGCCGCTTTCTGCAGATAAAACAATTGGCTTTGGTGCTGTAGAGCACAGCACTGTTTTGCCAACTCCAGAAAAACCATATACAACACATTTGATTCCATGATCAAGTGCAATGTCTTTTGTTGATTTAATATTAATTTTCATTTGTTATGCTCTGCAGGCCTCTTTCAAAAATGCATGACTCATGTCCCCAATGTACACTTCAATATAACCAACGATATTTCCACCTTCTTCCCACTCCCATAGAAACTCGTTAGCCAGTCCATGCTTAACCATTACATGGGAGTACACCATAACAGTGGCATCATCAGCCACAGGACATTCCCCTCCGTCATGAGGGATGAGTACATTTTTCAATCCTTTAGCTGGAGCTGCGTATTTCCATGATGTACCTGAGAACGTTATGTAGCTGTAATTCGAGGTGTTTCGATATCCCTTTAATACTACGGCAATCTGATCTGTAGTAGCTTTCTCAGAAGAGGAATCGCTAATAAATATCATTGCCCCCAGCTTCGCCATCAGCTCCCAGTCAATCCCAAGTTTGGCTGACTCAGTTTTAGGTCTCTTCTCAAGTGACTTCTTCCATCCTTTTTTAGACTTTCCGTAGGAAGCATGTGTAGACTGTCCTTCATTACTATCCCATATAGATCCACTCTGAGATATTACTGGCCTATTCTCATACCACCACCACTCATAGTTGACCTTATCTAACGCCAACCAATTTGCCCACTCAGGGGCTTTACTCCAACTCGGTTTACTCATTCTTCTTCCTCCATCTCAATAGGCCCACCAGCAATCTCCGCTTCGGTAGCTGCTCTACAGTGTTTCCATGAGACTTTATGATCATGAGATCCAATGGAAAAGCTAGTTGCTCTACTATCCCAAGTTAATGGTCTTCCATTGCTATCCACTCCTGCAAAGTGCCTGCGGTACTTATTATGCGCACTATCCCAAACAATAACAGGCTGATCAATGTGGAGATCCTCATAAGGGCTAACCTCTATTAGATAGGGCTTACTATTCATAGCACTTGCCTGTAGATTAGCCGTTAATTGCATAACCTTCTCATACCCACCTTGGTTGATAAGTGCAACAATTGGATACTGCCCTTTGGCATTTACGCAGATAATCCGCGCTGAATTACCATCTCGATCAATCCATTTCTTATCCATCAGTTCATTGTTCATTAGAGATCCTCCCTGTGTATTCAGCTAACTGTTTAGCTAATTGAATACACTCTTCCTTTACATACTCAGTGTCTTTAATAGAACCATCCATAGCAAAGTCACCCATATAATGTTTGGTGTAAAGCACATACTCTTCACTCATAATAGAGGGATCTTTGGCATCATCATAATGAGCACAGTCAAAGCCAAACCACCAAAGATCACTTTCAATTGGAAAGTTACCACCGCCTGAATAGGTTATCCCACCATGTACACTAAAAATATCTTCAGGACTAGGGTCTGTCTGATGATAATCAACTCGGTATAATGGATGTTCTTTAGGAATTCCTACATACCCGCAACGATGACCCATAGGAGCGGCTACTACCACATAATGTAGTCCATGAGCTGTTCCTTGATCTTCAATTGTGTGATTCATGATACCCTCCTTTGAGCACCTGGTTTGATATCATTTTCACCATTGATTGAGTAAGTGCCAATGATCTCAACATCTCCATTAGCACCAAAAAGCTCAACATTAATAGCTCCAAATGGGTGGCTCAATCTTTCAATCCCGATACTTGCAATATTTGGCAGTCTGTTGATAGTATCTGATAGTGCATTTACCTGCATTCTGCTAATAATCATGATTTGCCTCCAGCTGATTTGATATAATTGGAGATAATCTCATCCGCCTCTTCTTCAGAGCGTGTCCACCCATCAAAATTGCCGTATGTGTAGTGCCACTCAAGACCAATATCAGCATATGGGCCATCCGGCCTGTGCTCAATAGAGATCTTATCAATATTGATTTTGCGTTTCATTTTTTGTTTCCATTTATGTGTTTATAAATTCTGGGCTTGTTGGTCAACGACTGCCCAGGAGCCGCCTCTAGTGCATGACCAACTATGCAAGGAGGCTATTCACCAATCACCAATATGCTGAATGGTTATTGTTGGCATAGCAGGTTTGACTTCAATGAATTCATCAATCATTGATGTATCATCAAGAATCTTGTAAATTTTAAGAGATAGTGTTGGCTTCCAATCAACTGCATCTTTCTGATCATCAGGGAGATCCTCCCATGCATTCTCAAGAGCAGCCCGATCAAGTGAATATGATACTTTCCGAACTGCTTTGATTCGGAAGTGTCCTTCATCAATATTATGAGTACCAACACTCAGAGTTTCAAGTTGAATCTGCTCAGCAAGTGCTTTACGCAGTGCCAGTTCTTCTTTCTTGGTTGCTGCCAAAAGTAACTGAACATTCATCAGGTCTTGTGCAAGTTTTTCAATCTTTTTCATGTGTTTTTCCTTTTTAGAGTTAAATGCCACAGTTAGAGAAACAATGCACCAGGAAGAATGGGGTATGCACCATTTGCCCTAACTGTGGGCTTTTTTCAAATCAATTCCATCAGATAATCTGGCTCAAGGCCAAAATAATCATAAATCACCTCTTCTGCTTCTTCATGTCCCTCATATGGATCTTCATAATTCTCAATAATTCTTGCAATATCATCTTTTGCATCTTGAATTAGAGCATCTGCATCCTCTGAAGACATGTTATCACGGCGCATAAGCACTCGTTTGATTGTTTCCATGTTTATTGTTTCCTTTATGTATTAATGCGTTTTAGGAGTCTCTATTTTCTCTCTTTATTCGGGAAAAGTCTATTCTATCTTTTTTATTCCCCTATAAAATCAATTTATACCACATTGAATTTGCATATCTATGTGGCTATCTACCAGTGTCTCTTTGATTTTGCCGATTCGTTTTAATAGCAGAATATCATCATCTGGTAAATTTGCTACTAAATAGTCACTGATTTTGAATGTGATATCATCAACTTTAGTCTCTTTGGTAAACACATATCTAACACTAGTGCCACCATTAAGCATATTTATCTTTTCAGCAATGTTATCATAGTCTGTATAATACCCGATGTATGTGTGGTTAATCTCAACAATATTTTCTTTACAATCTATACTTTTGATTCCAGGATTAAGCTGTCTCTCATCACCGATTGCAAAGCTAAATGCATCATAATGATCTATAACAAGCTGATTAACAGCTGCTGTTGCCTCTGGTGTACAGAAAACTTTTTGGATATGCTTCAGTTTTTCAATCGAATCAATTGCATTTTTTATCTCGTCATCTAATTTCATAATATTTTCCCTAGAGTTTTACCGCGTTTTTATGCTCCAAGCAGCCTTTGGATCTGTAAATTCAATGCATGGTATTGCCATTTTGGGTGAGAAGCAGGATTCTTGCTATAAAACAATACCCTAACAGCTTCTGATTTCTTCCTTTCGCCAGAGATAACTCTCATGGCCTGCTTTGTAATGTTACAAATAGCACAATTCGTACTGACATTATCATTAGCTTTGATATGTGCAACTGCCTTTTGGATCAGATCATTCATTTTTCAGGTTCCTTTTAAGTGTTTAAGTGTTGTTTTCGCCTTTTAATAGCGAGAACAATCATGATAATATAATAGGCTTTAAAGAAAAGATAATTGAATTATTCTATAGGGGTATAAATCTACTCTTTTACGAGAGAAAAAATAGGAGTCTTTATAGTATAGGCTTTATCGGGGCCGGGAATCGGCTTATTTTCCCTTCTATATCTTCTAAAAAACTAGAAAGTAGGACTAAGGTATAGTCGAGTATAGGGTATATTTATCTCTTCTATATAGGCTGATTTAAGGGGATAGAGAGGATATAGAAAAAATTAATTTATTATAAGTAGAAAGATAGGGGTATAATAGGCCTCCCTTAATAGTACGCATACTTTAGTGAGATAATATTATGGCAGGAAATAAATATTCAATAGCTGCAATGGCAGAAAAGAACAAAGGCAAAGTTGCAGCGTTTTGTCCACGACAAGGTGGTATGATAAAATTAGACAAGAATGAATATCAATATTTAAAGGGTAGAGGATTAGCATTTCACTCAAATCATCCAGTGACAAGGCTTTTCCGAGCTGTTTACAACAATTATGAGGAGGGAAATAGTGTATACAATAATAATCAGATGATAATGTGCTATTTGCCTATTCCAATGGATAAGGCAGAACTGATAGCATCAGCATTTTGGGCTATGCAAGGGTATAATTTGGCAGTAAAGTGTGATAGAAATCTTCTTGATCACATAAAAGATGTTGATGCAAGAATGGAAATGAAGGCGTTTGCAACAAAATCGTTAATTTTAGCTGCTGATGGCAATATTTTGCCGAGTGATGAGGCAATTCAGCAGACAAAAAGGCTTATACTTAATGATATTAATGATTTTGCAAAAAGGAGTGCATAAAATTGGCTAACATCAATGAATTAGTAACTACTGGGTTACATTTTACTCCGATAAGGGGCAAGGATGCAAGATATAAAGGCTGGCCAACAGCAGAGTTGGATTTTGAATCTGCAGTTGGTGAAGCAATGGGGAGTGGTGGATATTATACAGGAATAGGACTTGTTCATAAGACAAGTAATTCATGCTGTTTGGATATTGATGATATTGAAGCTGCTGAGAGGTGGTTCAGGGATAAATATGGCATTGATAGCTTGATGGCATATCTGGATGGTCATTTTGAAGTATTGAGTCCGAATGCTAAATCAGGAAAGTTTATGTTCAAACTTCCTGGGTCGATTAATACATTACAAAAGTTTGTTATTACCGAGTGTAAGCTAGAGTTTCGGACAGGAAGTCATCAGGATGCTTGGCCTGGGAGCTTGCATCCAAAACAAGACTGGTCTAGCCGATCAAAGGGCAGTATTGATTCAGATGGTGAATACTCTCATCGTGGTAGTGCTGAATTATTAGATTTGCCATATGAATTGCTTAAGATCTGGCAGGAAAATCAGACTCCTGTGCTGCATACTTCCGAAGGCCGGGTTGTTCGTATTAATGGTCAAACTATTGATGAAATCATCACTGGAATAACAACAGGTAAGTTAATTCATCCAAATATGATTGATTATTCATATGGTCAAATCAAGGATGGTGTATCTCCTGGGGTTGTTAAGGCAACTCTGAAAGGGTTGTTACAGGCATGTAAGAATAGCATTGATCCTCAACGTTGGCAGACTAGATATGACAATGTTGATGTGATGGTAGATGGAGCTGTTGCTAGAATCAAAAGTGAAGATGATGCAGATAGATCAAAGAATATTACTGATTCCGAGATTGATAACTTCATTCATGATTATGGCAAGATCAAAAGAGAGATTCCATGGCCGCCTGGCAGACTTGGTGAATTAGCCGATGCTGCGTTTGACTATCAGAGATATCAATATAAAGAGTTGGCTGTAGTCAGTGCACTGGGATTAGTTGCAGGAATATGTGGAAGAAAGTTTGATGTCAGTCATCCGCCAACTGGGTTGAATATTTATATGACAATACTAGGGCCGACTGGGATTGGTAAAGGATCAGTCGAGAAGTTTATCAATCAGGTTTTGTTTAATCGAAGTGGCATTGGTAAGAATATTAGTTTCATTGGGCATAATGACTTCTCTTCTGGGACAATGATACTAAAATCTGTAGAGAATGCAAGGTGTCAAGTAAGTATTACCGATGAGGCTGGCCAAAGTCTAAGCAGCAAATCAGGTGATCCTCAAAAGAAAACTGCTACATTACTGGATTTGTATAGTAAGAGTGGAAGCTGTGATTATAGCATGAATCAGGCTCAACGTGATAGAGATTTTTCAACTCAAAAATTAAAAGGTGTCAGCTTTAGTTGGATAAACATTAGTACACCTGAAGTTTTTAAGAGAGAGTTTCACAGTCAAGGAGCAGTTGCAAACGGATTAGCTCCAAGAATGAGCATATATAGTATTGATAGCATAGCACTGGTAGCCAATAGATCGCCGCATTTAACTTTATCCGATGATCTGGTTGATAGACTTGATTATCTTATTTCCGAGTGTAGCAAGATTCAGAGTTTAGATGACTTTGAAGCCTGGCAACTGGAATTGGATCCATCAATAGGAGGGAATCCATTAACCGATAGTGATGAGGAGCATGCAAAAACAGAAGCAGCAAAATTAGAGTTGCATTATAGAGAGTGCATGAGCAAACTGCGTACCGAGGATGTAAATAAAGCAGACATGCATAATAGAGCATATTTGAAGGTATTAAAGTTTGCAGGACTCGCTACAGCATTGAATAAGACAAAAGATGACCCGAGTCCGTTGATAATTGGAAGGGAAGAATGGGAATGGGGCAAAGCAATGGTAGCATATGAACTGGATAATATTGATAGCTTCTTCAGTGGTAGCTATTTCGGGGATGAACTGGCAGAGGCAATGGAGTTGGTTAGGAAAACAATTATGCGGATATTGAGCTTAGAGTGTGATATAAAAGACCCGCGTGGCAATATAACAAAAGAGCAAAGAAAACGCCGCCTTGTTACTAAATCTTCAATTTACCGAAGATTGAAAAATCATAAGCTGATCCGAAGTTTAAATGATGATCCGAAGTTTAAAAGCAACCCGAGAAGTGGGCTTGATAAGGCAATTGGAGCGTTGATCGGGAATGGAGAATTACTTGAAACAGAGGATCCGAGTGTTAGATTTGGGAGCATTTGTTACAAAGTGTTAGCTGGAATATTAGTAGAGACTAATTAAGGGTACGGGAGGCGAAAATATTACCCTAGGGAACCCTAGCGTACCCCGAATTACCCTCAGAAGTTAGATTAGGAATTGCGTGTAAGGT